CCGAATTGCCCCTACTGCATTGATAATCAATGTAGTACACTCCGAAAATATCGCCTTTTGTGAAACATTTTGATTATACAAATAAGCGGATTTCACCGCTTTTTAGACGAATTATTAGACGAAAGATTCTCCACCATTTTCGTAAGCCTTGCGACCTCTTTTCGGAGCGCCTTCACCTCATTCAGCACCTCGCTCCGTTCCTCCATTTCGGTAGTGGGTTCTCCCTTGTCATCGTAGAGCCAATCCCGTCTGACGGAAGGATATGCCCGGAGAATACGGGGGTAGTAAGGCTCTGCCGGGTACTTCCCGTTACGCGCCCGCGATAATGAAGCGGTAGGGATGCCCGTTTGGGCCGCAAACCTTCTCGCGTTTCCGCCCTCGCATATCTGCACCAGGCGGGTCAATTTCTCTGCTCCCGTCATACACGATCCTTTAATAGTTCCACAAGTTCACCCCAATTGCCGATGTTCACCGTCTGGATGTTGTCAATCTTGACGGAGGGGGCGGCGGCCTTCTCCACATCCGCCACCAGCATCGGGCCAATGCCAAGCATCAGCCAATTCGGGGAAATTCCCAAATCGGACGAAAGCACGGAGTAGAGTAATTCAAACCCTGGGAGAGAGTTTTTCCCGCCAATGATGTCTTTTACGGCGGTGTTTTCTTTCCCGATTCTGCGGCAAAATTCGGACTTGTTTCCACCGCATAGAGTGTCAATCATAGTCACGAATCTTCCTTGAACATTTTTATCCATAACTCAAAGATTTAATTTTCAAGGAGTTGCCGCTTTTCGGAAAAATATTTCGTGAAATTTCCCGAAAATTTTTTGGAAGTTCGGGAAATATCCCTAACTTTGCAATCGGATTGAGTAAGAAAATCAAACCGCTTGACAAAGTAAGGGGAGAGCCAAATTTCCGAAAAACGGCCTCCTAATAGTGTTCAACGGCAAATATAGGAAATTCTCTCCTTTTTGTCAAGCGTTCCGCGATATAACTTTTCCCAATCCACCAACATTTATCCTTGACGGCTATTTAACGGCAACCGTCCTCCCGCCTATCCGAGTATTTGGTAGGTCAGCAATATTCCGGCTGTATAGTAGGATGTTCAGGAGTGAACCTGCGGTGGAAAGCTCACACGAAAAAGAGCGTATGGGGAGAACATAGAAACCCCTCACCGATGTAGCGAGTTCGCTCAACGCGCTTGCCTCCGGGCATCCGCACCGAGCGATTTGGAAGGTACGACCCCAGGTGGATTGCCCTCGCAAAATCAAAAATCCGTAACGCGCCAATGCGCCCGTTCAAAGTCGGGCGATGCGAGAAAGCGGATGACGAAAACCAAAGAAGAAACTATGAACATTCCACAATCAGTAGACCTTTTCTTGCGCAAGAAGTGGAAAAGGTTTCTCAACGAGCTTGCCGAGGGCGAGTTCGTTATGCCTTTCCGTAATATACGCGATGTGAAGGCTATGCGGGCCACCGCATATAAAATCAATATGGAGAACGCTGGCATTACCTATTCGGTTGCAATAGACACGAAGGAAATGCTCTGCACGATCACCAAGCACACCGAGGGAGGAAACAACAAATGCTGACTTACGAAGAAACGCTCACCTTGCGGGCGCATACCAACGAACTAAAGAGGTATAACGATGCCCGTGAGAAAGAGGTGATTCTGGTATCTTGCACCGAGGCCGCCCGCCTTTGCGGGGTACGGAGGCCAACAATCTCCGCCTGGCTGAAAGAGGGCAAGATACACAAGACCGCTATCGGTGAGTCCGTTGGTATCCGCCTGGACGAAGTAAGAAAGATAGCAAACGCGATGTGAATCGCAAGAAGCGCACCGAGATCAATTCAGGAAAAGCCATAATAGATAGCGCTAAACCTGATAGACATTATTGGTTGAGGTTTAGTACAAGCGTGGGTCTATGCGCTTCATCCACGCCCTATAACGGCCAGCAATATATTTTTTCATCGTAAGCCCGCACAAGGAGGCGGGCGCTGTTAAAATCAGCATGATAGAATAAATATTGATACTTTGGTTTGGCCGTATCAATCCCGTTGCGCCCGACCCGTGCGGCGGGGTTCAAGTAGTTGGGTGGTGCGAGTCCCGCCCTCCTTTCTCGCACCACCCTGTGTTGCGGTAGCCAAGAACATGATCCCGGCGCGTAAACCGAAACGAGCATCGTGGTTAGGCCGTTGAATATGCTATCCCCCGACCCGCACACCGATTCGCGGGGGACAACGCGGATGAAAGCCCTTCTTGGCCGAAGAACATTAGGGCAATTCACGGCATCGGTGACACCTTTGGAAAGACAGGAAGCGCTTGGGCGGTTAGCTCAATTGGTAGAGCAACACACCGTTAATGTGAAGGTTGGAGGTTCAAGTCCTCCACCGCCCGCAACCCTATGCAGGGGCTACAAAACACACACATTGTTTGGGGCGCGGAAATGAGTTTCACGCAATCTGACCATTGTCCCGCGCAAAACTCCCTTGCGTTGTGAAACGCGAGGGTTTACTTTGACAAATCCTTTGAGTTATGAAAAAGATATTAGCAATCCTTCTCTGCATCGTATTCACATGGGGCGCTTGCGTCCTATGGAATTGGGCGGAAGTATGGGCGGAGTCTACGGACACCAACGCCCAGCTCTTTGACGCTTTCGCCGCCATTTCGCTTTTCGCGGCCCTTATCTGCTCTTGTTGGTTTAACGAGGAACGAAAGAATGGCAAAAGGAAGAACGCTGACTGACGAGCAGATAAGTCATGTTCGGATGCTCTTTCCGAACCACACCAAGAACGAAATCCGCAGCCTCACGGGCGTTGGCCTCTCCAGCATTGACCGCATCCAGGCGAAGTACCACCTTCGCAAATCGGCGGAACATCTGCACAATATGGGAGTCCGCGCCGGCAAGGCATCCAACATCGCCCGTGGCGGGGATTCGTCCGCTTGCTACACCCCGGAGGCTATCGCCAAACGGGTAAAGACCTACAAGGAAACCTACCGAATGGAGGATATGCGAACCCGCTGGGGGCTGGAACAACGCACCAAGATTCGCCTTCCACACGGGACTAAACACTACCGCGACCAAATTTCCTACCTAAAGGGCCTCGGCTACATTGTAGATGAAACCAAGAAGATTGCCTATTACTCTCCTGGGACGCATCGCGCAAGAAGGCTTGAATCCCTCCAACGAGGCGGAACTAAAGGCCCTATGCGGTGCTACTTTGATTTCAGACCTTATGACGGAGAACAATTGGATTAACGAGGCTTTCAAGAAGGCCCAGGAGGATGCCGAGCGCGGTGCGTCCGCAGCCTATAAAATTCGGGCTTTCTTGGACGAGAATACCCCAACTATCCTTGACAAGTGGAGTCGGCTTGTGGGGCGCGAAAAGTCCCTTAAATTCGCCGTTATGCTCTCCGAGAATGACGAGTTTAACGAATTGGTTGAAACGCTCACGGAGTGCTTCACCGTTGCTGGCTATCTGCTGGCCCAAATAGAAAAACGAAAGTAATATGGAATGGAAATACACGAAAGAGAATCCGCTTCGCGTGGTGACTCTCTGCTCCGGCTACGATTCGCAGTTAATGGCAATCCGCAACCTCGGCATCCCGTATGAGTGTGTCGGCTGGAGCGAGATTGATCCGTATGCGATTCGCGCCCATAACGCCGTGTTCCCGGAGATTGCAGACCGCAATCTTGGCGATATGACGAAAATTGATTGGGGGGGGGTACAAGATTTCGACCTCCTTTTCTACTCAACGCCCTGTACGGACTTCTCCAACGCCGGCAAGCAGGCTGGCGGTGAGGAAGGTTCTGGCACTCGCTCGTCTATCCTATGGTGGACGCGCTACGCGATTTTGGAGAAGAAGCCGAAGTACCTCATTATGGAAAATGTCAAGGCCCTTGTTTCCGACAAGTTCCGCCCGCTTTTCCTCAAATGGTGCGACGAACTGACATCCTACGGCTACACCAACTTTATGCAAGTCCTCAACGCGAAGGACTACGGCATCCCGCAGAACCGGGAGCGCATCTTTGTGGTGTCTATCCTCGGCGATGCCTGGTTCAACTTCCCCCAGCCCGTAGAACTCAAACTCCGGCTGAAAGATATGCTGGAGGAAAAGGTTGACGAGAAATACTACCTTCCCCAAGACAAGGTTAATCAGTTCATAGAGGGGCTTGACGATGAAAAGAAGGCTCTCATTGAAACCGATTAACACTGATCGGGGGGGGGTATGTCGGACTATCAAAGCCGGATATTTCAAAATGGGCTGGACGAACTTCACCCGTGAAATCATCGGCTACAAGGACGGCTTCACCGCCACGGCGATAGTAGAAACCTATGAAGATTCTCCCGATTAACACCACATCTGACGGATGCGCGTTCACGATAGTAACCCGCTATGAAGGCCGGGCTTACCTTCGTTCAATGACATCCGGGGGGGGTATTATCCATGTACGGGCGTGATTGAAATCTATGAAACCGATTCCGCTGAACACCGACAAGGACAACACTTGCAAGACGATAACCACCCGCCAGGGTAGGCTCGGCTGGGAGAACTATCTTGGCCGCCTGGAACACGGCGGTTGGGAGTCATTTATGACCTGCATCTTGGAGATATGGACGAAAGAATAATCAAGGTAGAAGTGCCACGGGAGAAACGCACGGACGGACTTTCGGTCTATCCGTATAATTTCCTCCCTTTTACCCCCCCCCCAGCCGTGTGTCTTTGACTCCTATCGGGGGACGATAGGTTTTGATATTTTTCCTTTCGCGGTCACTACCAGAATATCTGCCGCCGCGGAAGTATTCTTGAAAGTATATGAGGAACAAACGCCTGATGCGGATCACGGCCACGGCGGTTAGGTCTGGAATTGGGGGGGGGTATTATGAACTTGATGCCTACAATCAGCAAGTGATAACCAACGGAATTTCCTATGCGATTACAACCCGAACCTTCGGGGATAACAACCACTTCCTCCTTGAAGTCACCGACACTTCGGATTCCGCAAGCGGTCAAGAAGGGTTACATTGAATGTCCCGTGCATGGCGTTTTTGATTGGGCCTACCCGTCCAGCAAGCTCCGCCGCGCCAGGGTACAGGGGGGGGGTAAAATATGCCCCGCAATCACTTGCAAGCCCGAACTATACTACTATGAAGGAACCGAGGAAAGGAGTGATTTATAAGGGCATTTTCTTCCCGTTATGGGGCGGTCTATACTGCAAGATGTCCGACAATCCAACTTTCCTTCGCGGTGGCCTTGAAGGCATATCACGGGCAATTAAAGCCGAAATGCACGATGCCGCAGTTGTTGTTGAATATGACACCGAGAACAATTAAGGTCGGAAACCTCTACGGATTCACGGGCGGCTCCTTCGCTGGTATGATATACTCGCCCCAGGGCCTCTGCCCGACAATCAACTGTATGGGGGGGGTAATCGTGAACCTATGATTGCAGTATATGAGGACGGACGAAACGATATGCCTCAACAGCAAGGTTAATGGCGTTCAGCCTTCCCTCGCTGATAGAATCTATTATGGGGGGGGGTATTTCTACTGCTATAACTCCAGCGAACCGAGGAAGAAAAAGCCCGTAGGCATCTGCACGGGGACAAGGGCGCTGGGTTCAAACGCGGGAAAGTTCCGTGGGTGGACTTCGGCGGAATCTGTCCCACGATTTCAACACTCGTTCACAAGGATTTGCCCGTCTGCGAAGTCTATGAAACCGATACTCATAATTAGCGGGGATTTCGGGGTGCGCGAGGTCTATGACACCGATGACACCCTACCAGAGTTCAACACCAATGAAACCGAAAATCTACCCGATAGGCAAGATATGGAAATCCGAGGCGAATGGCTGGGTTTACCATAGGGGGGGGTAAGTCCTACCCTCTGCTGCGGGGCGCACAATGGCGTACAACCAAAAATCAACGATAAAATGGCAAAAATCTACCGAATCCGCAAACTAACGGAGCGCGAATGTTTCCGCCTCATGGGAGTAACCGAGGCGGATATTGACCGCATCCAGAACTATCCGCTTGTGCCGGCAGAGAACGGCGCTTGGGTACTACCAGACGGAATGACGGAGCAAGAGGCAAAGAAACTCAAAATCAGCGGCTCACAATCGTACAAGCTGGCAGGCAATAGCATAGTAGTCAATGTGTTAGAGGCAATCTTCACGCAACTATTCCGAGCCGACTCCGACTCTCTATTCTAATGGAACGCTGGAAAGACATCATCGGCTACGAAGGGTATTACCAGGTTAGCGATGCTGGCCGCGTGCGCTCTTGCGATAGATACCTTCCTGCGGCCAATGGCGGAAAGCAAATAAGGCGAGGCCAAATCATCCAGCCGAACCAAAACGGAATCGGCTACCTGTATGTGGGCCTCCGCCGTGACGGCATCCGCAAGAACGAGTACATCCATAGACTTGTGGCCCAATCATTCATCGGCAATCCGAATGGGCTTCCGCAAGTGAACCACAAGGACGAGGATAAAGCCAATAACCGGGCCGATAACCTTGAATGGTGTACGAACTACCACAACATCAACTACGGAACGGCGCGGGCAAGAAGCCGTAAGACACTCAAATGCGAGAACGCTATTCCCGTAGCACAAGTGCTGAACGGGATCGTAATCGCAGTTTTCAAAAGCGCCTCCGATGCGGAGAAGGCAACGGGCATCAACTCGTCCTCAATCCGCAAGTGCTGTCTTGGCAAGCCACGATACAAGACGGCTGGAGGGTATTCGTGGGAGAACATCTGAAACCAAATAATAAGCCTATGGCAATCTATCAAAAACTGCTTGAATTGCAGAAGGCCGTTGTTGGCCTAACTAAAGACAAGGCCGGGAACTCCTATCAGTATGTTTCCGGCGACAAAATCCTCTCAATAGTCCGCCCTACAATGGATAAGCTGGGCCTACTGCTCGTTTCCGAGGTGCTGGACTTCTCTTTCACCCGTCAGGACTACAACCTCTATGACAAACAGGGCAACCCGAAACCCAAGTCCGAAATGTTCTGCACCCTTCGGATGCGGTTCACTTGGGTGGATGCCGAAACGGGTGACAACCTCCAATGTTTGTGGGCATCATCCGGCATGAACAATTGGGACAAGTCCATTGGTTCTGCTATGACCTACGGGGAGCGCTACTTCCTTCTCAAATTCTTCCACATTGCTACGGATAAGGACGATGTGGATGCGCCCAAGACCGCGGAAGAAGAAGTCAGCGTCCAGACCGCAATCGCCTACATCAAGGGCGCAAAAGATGTGGCCTCCCTCCAGCAGTTGTATGCCTACTACCAGCAATTCCCGAAGATTGCGAGGGACAAGGAATTTCTCAAAGAGTTTAACCTTTTAATGAAGGGCTTTAACAATGGAACTAACGCAAAATAATCGGGTATTCTTTGAGCCTTTGAGCCACACCTACACCCTGGAGGACGGAACGCTTCTTATGGGCGTTACCGAACTGATGAAGAAGCACAATCTCTCGGCGGATTACTCCGGCATTTCCGAGGCGGTTTTGAAGAAGGCCGCAGAGGAAGGAACCGCGATCCACTTGGAGATTGAGAAGTACGATGACGGCGAGGCCGTTTTCGCATCCGAACTCATCGACGAGTACAAGAAGGTTTGCGATTCTTACGGCCTAAAGTCCGTTGCAAGCGAATATCTCATTTCGGACTATGAGATTATCGCCTCGGCAATAGATAAGGTCTATGAAGGCCCTAAAAAGGGCGCAGTCCTTGTAGACATCAAGACAACCCTTGAACTCCACCGCCGCCCGCTGGAGTGGCAGCTTGGTATCTACAAGGTGCATTTTGAGCGCCAGAACCCCGGCATCCCCGTTGAGGGGTGCTACTGCCTCTGGATCGACAAGAAGAAACGCACGATAAAGGGCCTCGTTCCGATAGAACCCGTGAGCGAGGCCGAAGTCGTTGCTCTGCTGGAAGCCGAGAAGAACGGCGAAATCTACATTGACGAGAACGAGAAGCCCGATGCCTCTCTGGTTATCCCCGCGGAGGAACTGACGGGCCTCGTTGCCAACGCCAAGACCATTGCCGAACTCAAAGCGCAAATCAAGTTCATTGAGGACAAGATTGCGGATCACTACGGCAAACTGCTCACCTACATGGAGGCCAACAACCTTGACGAAATGGTTGCCCCCGGTGGCGTGTTCAAGCGCAAGGCCGCCTACTCCCAGACCCGCGTCGATACGGCGAAACTCAAAAAGGATTACCCCGCAATCTTTACGAAGGTGGCGAAGGAAATCCAATGCAAGGGTAGTGTTTCGTTTAAACCCTCGGAGTAATGAGCAAGGAGAAAATCATAGCAGTCCACGATGAACTCCACCGCACCGTTCTTCGTGAAGCAATGGAGAACCCCGATGTGGGGTTCTCTCTCCTTTGCGTCACAAATGTTGGCGAGGGCGTGAAGTCTGCCACTACGGGATGTTTTGATGACATCCTCGGTTCTCTCTTTGCCGCATACGCCGGAAGCGAAGATATGCGGGAAATCCTTGACACCTTCTGCGATATTCGTGAGAAATACCTCAAAGGTCACAAGGGCAAGATTGAAATTCACAAAATCACTATTCCTATCGGGGATATAGAGAATCCAAATTAACCAAAAACAATACTACAATGGGCTATCAATCCATTACCATTATGGGCAACCTCACAAGGGATTTGGAGGTTCGCCAAGTAGGGCAGAGCCAGGTTGCAAAGACGGGCGTTGCCGTTTCCGAGAAGTTCCGCAAACAGGACGGAACAATGGGAGAAAACACCGAGTTCTTTGACATAGAGATATGGGACAAAGCCTCGGTCTATCCCTACCTCACCAAAGGAACGCAGGTGCTGGTTATCGGCCAGATCAAGACCGAGAAATGGCAAGACCAGCAGACGGGGCAGAACCGCGAGTCAAAGAAAGTCCGCGTTGCCACTATCCAGCTTTGCGGATCGCGCCCCCAGCAGAACGCCCAGCCGTCTGCTCCCGCCTATCCCGCAGCGCCCCAGCAGGGTTATCCTGCCTATCCTCCACAGGGTCAGCCCGCGTACCCTCCGCAGGGCGGTTATCCCCAGCCTCCCGTTGGTGGCGCACCCGTTCCTCCGCCTCCCGGCGGTACGGCTCCCGCCTATCCCCAGCCCGGCCAGCCCGGCAATCCGCAGTACCCTCCGATGAACTCTCCGGCCTACACCCAGCCGCAGGCAGATGACTTACCCGAAGGCTTCTAAACTATGAAAGTACAACTCCTGAACACGCCAATGGGGCTAAAGCCTTGCTACCCGGAGGACTTTGATGAAACCAAGAAACTCCGCATCGGAGAAGTCTATGAGGCCGAAATCAAACTCCAACGGAATCCGCGTTTTCATCGCCTATTCTTTGCGCTGATTAACACGGGCTACGCTTACCTCCCTGGCGATGTTCAGGATTACTACTTCAAGTCCGTTGAGGGCTTTCGGAAATCCGTTCTCATTGCCGCTGGGTTTACCAAAGTGTTTTGGGACATCCGGCGGCAAGCCTTTGTGGAGGAAGCGGAAAGCATTTCGTTCACCAATATGGACGAAGCCAAGTTCCGCGATGTCTATGACCGATGCAAGGATGTAATCTTCGGCCTTATCGGGAAGTATGTCACGATAGAAGATTTTGAAGCCAACCTATCCCATTTCTAATGAAACACCTTGTCCTTATCCCGCACCTTCCCTCCGCCCAGCAGGGCCACGAACTACGCCTTGCTATTGAAGGCTGGAGGCAACACTTCAAGTCGGATTTCGTCATCGCTCTTATGGGCGAGGGCCTTCCGCGCATTGAGGGCGTTGTGAATGTGGAATCACCGAGAGTACCAGCCGTTGAAGGCGAGTACCGCGCCCACCTTGACTATGTATCATGCGCCCGCAAGGCCCGTGAGCGCTTTCCCGATACGGAAGGCTTCTTGGTGGCTGGGGATGATGTGTTTGCGGTCAATGACTTCACCTTTGAGGATGTGCTTGTCCCGAAGATTCAGGACGATTGGCTTCCCACCGTTGGCGCAAAGAACCACCCGAACCTATGGCGGAGAAACCTCGCAAAAACGGGGTTGATCTGCCAGCGGGGCGGGCTGGAAATGCTGAACTACACCACACACCTTCCGCACTACTACGAATGGGAGAAGTTGTTTGCAATCTACGATAGGTATGATTGCGACCACAACTCCTATGTCATAGAGAACCTTTATTACAACACCTACCCGTCAGACGAAAAGCCACAACTCCTTTCTTTGAATGACCGCTGGAAATTTGAGGTGTCATTTACCCCGCTTGACCGTCAGGGCCTCTACAACGCCTTTGCCTTCAAGAAATGGGTGACTTGCACCGAGAACGGCTGGAGTCCAGAAATGGAGAAAGAATTGGCCTATCACTACGGGATCAAACTTTGAGTTATGCAAACTGATAATGGGGGGGGGTAAATTATTATATCACCCCCAGCACTTGTGCTGAACTTATAGACTTCATCTACGGCCTGACTAAAGATGAAGATTACCTGGACGGATTCGCGTCCTTCAAGAACTCTCAACTCTCGCTTGTAGCCACGGAACTCGTCAAGCGTGGTGTTCTCACCAAGAAACCACGCGGACGGCTGAAAAACGGCGAAAGGGGCGGAAACCGCTTTGCTTATCGCTGGGCGGCAAGTTCCGAACCAACAAAGCATTTCGCTATTTCCGTAGCCCAGGCAATCGCAGAGAAAACAAGTAAACCAAAACAAACAATGCAGCCTTCCGAGAAAACCACGCCTACGCCGGCAACTACTCCCGCAAAGAGCCTCGACGGATTCACCAACCAAGAACTCTGGGACGAACTCAAACGGCGCGGGGCGCAGATTATCAACGGAGAGCTTGCAATAGTAACAAAATTATGCTAAACGGCTTTGACTCCCAAACCGCACCGCTTACCGAGGCCGAACTTGCGTCCCTTCCGACTTTGAAGGCCCGCCTGCTCAAAGCCTACGGCAAGGACAATGCGGTCTACAACGATGAACTCCAGCGGCTCACGGGCCTTACATCCGCGAGGGTGCGAAAGTGCATCAACCTCCTTCGCACCAGCGGAGAGGTCAAGTGCCTTCTCGCCTCCAGCAAGGGCTACTACATCAGCGAGAACGAGGAAGAAATGAAGGCTTACGAAGAATCTCTGCTGGGCCGCGAACTCGCTATCCGCCAGGTGCGTGAAAGTATCGCAAATCAACGAATGTCCCGCTTCTGCGGTGGTTATCAAGGAAAGTTGTTCCAATGAATACCTCGTTTCAAAAGACCACGGCATCTGACGAATGGTACACCCCGAAGGAAATCATTGACTGCCTCGGCGAGTTCGACATTGATCCGTGCGCTCCGATGAAGCCCTTGTGACCCACCGCCCGCGTGATGTTCAACAAGGCGGACAACGGTTTGATTCGTGAATGGGGGGGGGGTAGAATATGGCTCAATCCTCCATATTCGCAACCACTCATTACGCAGTTCTGCCAGAAGTTCGCGGAGAACGGCAACGGCATCTGCCTCCTGTTCGGGAGGACGGGCAATAGGATATTCCAAGAGATTATGCTTACCCAGGCCGATGCGGTTCTTTTCCTTCGCAAGCGGATTCGCTTTTACAAGCCGAGTGGAGAGCAGGGGCAAAGTGGCGGATGCGATTCAGTCTTGTTTGCTTTCGGTAAGGAGAACGCCGAGGCCCTATTGCATTGCGGGCTTGAAGGCGTGTTTGTCCCACTAAAAGATGCAAAACGAATCCCAGATGTACTGCTCTGATTGCTTTTTCTTCCGCAATGACGGAATCTGCAAGAATCCCAAAGTCCCGAAACGGGATGTGGGGTATTTCCAAAAGGCGGGAAGTTGCTTTACCGACCCGAAAGAACAAAATGAGGCCGAATTAGAACAACCAGCCGCCGAAATCGCACAAGAAACACCGAAAATAGAACAAAAACCTATGGAAAAAGAACAAAATACCAGGCCCGCAACCAACACGAAGGTTTGCGCAGACTGCGGGCGCGAGTTGCCCATTGAATCTTTCCAGAAGAATGTAAAGGGCGAAAGAATCAGCGTATGCAAGGAGTGCATGAGCAAGCGTCGTAAGGCTGGAAAGGTCAAGCTACCGAAGGGAACGCCCGAACAGCACCTCTTGGATGCCGTGGCAGTCCGTATGGAAAAGACCGCCGAACTCTGCAAGTGCCTCACCGATGCCGACCTTGCCGCCGAACTCCGCCGCCGCGGATATTCTGGAAAACTTACCCGCAACCAGGAACTCAATGTTTAGCATTGGAGATAGGGTGCAATGGGACACCGTAAAGGGCCTTAAAACGGGCGTAATTGAATCCAAACGGGCGGACGGGTATCTTATCCGTCTTGACAACGAAAAGTGCATTGTAGCCCACGAAACAAGCCTTACCAAAGTATGAGAGAGGACTACGCAACATACGATGAATACCTCAAAAGCTCAGAGTGGAGAAAATTGAGGGACGAGGCGCTGGAGAAAGCGAATCACACTTGCGCTATCTGCGGTGCGAAGGAAAACCTCAATGCGCATCATTGCCACTACCGAAACATCGACACGCCGGAACTTGTGGTACTCTGCAAGGATTGTCACGCAATGGTTCATCGCATACTCAAAAGCGTTCACGCAAGGATTGCAGGAACGGAAATGCGAAACACATCCTATCAGGCAATCCTCAATGCGCGGGCCGTCTACTTTGCCTCCGCCTTCGGCGATGCAATCAATCGGGAGTTCCCGAGTGGCATCCCGTACAACAAGGCGCATTTCTGCGGCCTTGTGAGAGGCTTCTACATTGACTACTATAACGCATTCAAGAAAGGCCCGTTTGGGTACTACTTCAATGGCTATACGGGAAAGACGGAGCGCGAGTCATTGATACCCGGGGCCGACAAGATTTCCCACTACCTAATCAAGAGAAAGAAATGATAGAGTTTGTAGCATATACGGACGGTTCCTATGATATGGAGAACCATTACGGGGCATCCGCCGTTGTCATCCTTGACAAGAGAGAAACAATAATCCTTTACCAAAGGTGCGCCGCGAGGCTTTGCACACCAACGCCGGAAAAGCAGCAGTTCTCCCAGGAACAGGAACTCGGCGCTTGCATTAGAGCCGTGCGTAGCGTTCCCGTTGGAAGCCGACTCACCATTAAGACCGATTCGCAGTATTGCTGCAAGGTTCTATCTGGCGAATGGAACGCATCGGCGAACCTCGGCCTCATAGACCTTTTCCATGAGGACAAGCGAAAGAGGCGCGTCCGCGTGGATTTCATCAAGGTAAAAGGCCATAGCGGTAACAGGTGGAACGAACTTGCTGACTCACTCTGCCAAAAAGCGGTAGAAAACAAGCAACAAGGCGGCTCCGGCCTCCTTGAATCCGAAAACCTTTGTGAGAAATGGGTTACATCAAATTAGATAGGAGAATACAGGAGTGGGGTTGGTTTGATGATCCGCTAATGCTCTCACTATGGGTTCACCTTCTGCTGAAAGCAAATTGGAGCGAAAAAGAGTGGCACGGAGAAACAATCCCGCGAGGCTCTTTCGTCACATCCGCATCCGCGCTGGCCGCAGAAACGGGAATATCCAAGAGGCAAGTGGTCTACTGCTTATCCAAGCTGAAGGCCGGGGGCGAGGTGGAGATTACGGCCAACAACCGATTCTCCATGATTCGCATCGTGAAGTATAGCGAATACCAGACCGATACGGCAGATGTGATTCCTGAACCCGAACCGCAGATGCCAGCGCCTCCAGCGCCGCAACCCGAAGAAAAACCCAAAGCAAAGCGCACAACTCCCAAGCCGAAAGAATCACTCAATCTACCCTTCCAATCGGAAGCGTTCTTAACGGCTTGGGAAGCGCTCTGCCGGGAGCCGAAATGGAAAGGAAAAAGCATCAACGCCCTCCAGCTTTCTCTGAACAAACTCGCCAAGTATGACGAGGCGTTTGCAATTGAACGAATCTACCTTGCGATTGAGCGCAATTGGCAAGGTGTTGTATTCGGTGACACCGACAAGGACTATGCGGAATGGAAGAAGGGTAATCAGCCCGACCAACTATTCCCGCAACAGCCCCAGGAACAAACCTCAATGCCCGTACCTACCGAGCAGCAGCACGGCGGGTTCACGGTGGCTGGTTATAAACGAACCAAGAAATGATTGATGAACAGGAAATAAGAAAGTGGTGGGACTTGTTTCACCCCGCGGGCGACCTCACGGAAATCCGCATCATTGGGGCTGGCAAGACTTTCTCCGGCTACTTCACTGACATTGAAACGCTCCTTGCAGACCTCCGCCGTAACGGGGGCTTTGAGGGAATGGGCATCTACGCCCCGTTCAATGTGCTGGACGATGCGGTTGGTGGCCGTAGCCAGAGGAACCAAATCCTCACCAAAGCGAAACTCTCAACCACCTCCGACACCGAGATTATTCGGAGGCGGTTCTTCTTCATAGACATTGATCCCGAAAGGCCGTCCGATACCAACGCCACGGACGAGCAAAAGACCCTCGCGTGGCAGAAATGCGTCCAAGTGCGCACCTTCCTCCGCAACGAGGGATTCAACGAACCCGTGGTTGTGGACTCGGCCAACGGCTACCACCTTTTCTACAAGATTGATGTCCCGAACAACCAGGAAACCACCGATGCGGTCAAGAACGCTATCAAGGCCCTCAATATCCTCTTTGGTGACGAACACACAAAGATAGACGAGGCAATCTTCAATGCGGCCCGCATCGCAAAGATTCCGGGAACGCAGTCCGCTAAAGGCGCTGTCAATGACCCCGTGCGCCCCAGGCGTATGTCTTGGTTCGTGGAAGTGCCGCAGTTCTGGAGGGAAACGGATTTCGCCTTCGTCCACAAGATTGCTGGCCTTATCCCGGAGGAAGAAAAGCCCTCTCGGTTCAACGGCTATCGCTCCGAGAAGTTTGACCTTGAATCCTTCATTTCGGAACATGACATCAAGGTGGCGAAGCGCACATCCTTCCACGGAGGAATCAAGTTTGTGCTGGATGAATGTCCGTTCAACTCCAACCACAAAGCGCCCGATTCGGCCCTTTTCCAAATGGATAGCGGTGCGGTTGGATTCCGATGCCTCCACGCGAGTTGTTCCCACTTCAATTGGCGCGATTTCCGCCTCCACTTTGATCCGTCCGCTTACGATGCCGCGGATAGGGCTGAATATCGCCAGAAGCGCTCCTACTACGGACGGGTAACGCCTCCGCCCGAAGTCAAGATTATTGAGAACGAGGACGAGCGCGGCCCGAAGTGGATGCAAATGGGTTCTATCCGCCGGCGTGACCTCTCGCAACTCACGGCGATTCCTTTCGGCATCCCCGACCTTGACAAGAAGTTAATGGGGCAGTTCCTCGGCGACCTCACAATCTGGTCGGGCGGTAGCGGTTCGGGAAAAACTACAATGCTCAACCACCTTGTCCTCAACGCCGTGCAGAGAGGATTCAAGAGCGCAATCTTTTCTGGTGAGCTTCAGGACTTCCGCTTCCTTTCGTGGCTCGACCAAATGGCCGCTGGCAAGTCCTATGTCATTCCCGTTCCCGGCTATGAGGGAATCTACAACGCCCGTGCAGACATTGCGAAGAAGATCAATGCCTGGCTGGGTGATAGGGTTCTGCTCTATAACAACGCCTACGGGAGCAAGTGGAGCCAACTCTTTGCCGATGTCAAGAAATGCGTTGTTGATAACCAAACGCAGATTGTCTTTATAGACAACCTCATGGCCCTCCAATTGGATGCCTACCAGGGCGACAAGAACGAGCGCCAGACGCAGTTCATCAATGACCTCAAAGACCTCGCAAAGAGCGCCAATATCCACATCGTCCTTGTTTGCCACCCCCGTAAGGAGGACACTCGCCAACTGCTCCGCAAGGAATCCATTGCCGGCACGGCAGACCTCACGAACCTCTGCGACAACCTCATACTGATGCACCGCGTAGGCCGTGACTTTGAAAAGAAGGCCACGGAGTTCTTCGGAGCGAAAACGGCCCAGGAACTTATGGACTATGACATAGTGCTGGAGGTTGCCAAGAATCGCTCCCTCGGCGTTGTGGACTATGTGCTGGGCCTTTACTATGAACCAGAAACCCGAAGGATTCTCAATGATCCAACGGAGAACATCGTGTACGGCTGGGACGACCAGCCCGCCTCCGTTGAACTCCCTGGGCTTTCCGATGACGATGATTTGCCGCTATGAGTAAAGTTTACTATTACAAGACCGCCAACGGCGATTTCCATTTCTCCACGGGAGCCGTCCGCAACGAGGCGAGGGCTTGCGAGTATATCCGTATGCTCCGCTATGCCAAGAAATGCCCCGAATGTTTGTACCCGGACAGCGCTTGTGACTATGAGCTTATCTGCAAACACTTCGGCATCCCGAAAGGAACGCCGTGGCAAAATATCTATAACGGAACGGTATGAGTACGGCAAGAGAACGCGAAGCGCGGAGGCATCTTCCGCGCCTATGGGTTGTACCCATTGAGTTTCCAATTGATGACTTGGGAGAGAACTTGACGGAGGCTGAATATCGGAAATGGGTCAAGCCATATCCGAAGATAAAAATCTGCCTTCATTTTGAGTATTCCCCGGCCCAGCCGGAGGTCGGAATCCCCGAAGAATCCTTTGAGTGGAACAACGATTGGTCGCTTCCGCCCATAGGGAACTATCCAGACCGCCTAAAGTCCGCTATTTCGGCCTATCTTGATTCAGTTGATGTGAATCTCCTTTGGGGAAAGAAAGCCGCCGAAATGGCCGATTCTTTCATTGACAAAGTTCTTTATCCAGAAATCTAATCTTTTGAGTTATGAGCAAAAATAAGAAAGACGAGTTGCTTGACTTGGCAACCCGCATCAAGTCCGCCTGCGAGGTGCTGGCCGGACTGAAAGAAGAAGTTGAGAAGGCCCTTTCTGGCGGCAATCTTTTCAATCCCGATGCTATTTCGTGGGTAGACCTCGGCCTTCCGTCCGGGCGCTTATGGGCGGCGGAGAACGCAAATGGCTATTTCTCCTATGACGAGGCCCGTGAAATCTTCGGCGATTATCTCCCTACGGGTACGGCTATGGCCGAGCTTTGTGAGTTCTGCCGCTGGACTTGGGATGATGACCGCGAGGGTTACAATGTTGAAGGCCCTAACGGCAATAGCATCTTCCTTCCCGCCGCTGGTTATAAGACCGATAACGAGGGCGAGGTAAAGAGCAAGGGGTCTTATGGAGGTTATTGGACTTCTATGCCCGTTTTCAACTCGCAGGCCTACGCCCGTCGCCTCGACTTCGATTCGGGCTACATTTACCCGTTGAACGGCAACTACCGTTCCGACGGCTTCTCCGTCCGCGCCTCCAGAGAATAATCATTAAATAACTTGTGCGCCCCGCCGCTATTTTTCAGGCGGCGGGGATAGCCTGTGCAAAGGAAAAAACAACTATGAGAGTAATTAAAGCAACATTCGACATTAAGGCAGATTCCGACATAGCCGGAGTCAAGTTCTACGGCGAAAAAGGGAAAGTGATCCAATGGGAAGAACTGACCCGCGAGGAACAAATCAAGATGCTCAACGCCTGGGACGGGATGCGTAGCCTATTCAGTAGATTCGTGAAGGAGGGGTAGGAATGAGTGAACAAGTAAACCACCCAGATCACTACAACCACGGCGGCATTGAGTGCATTGACGCTATGGTAGCCGCTATGGGGCCGATTGCTACGGCGCACTTTTGCCACGGAAACGCCTTCAAGTATTTGTGGCGCGTAGGAACGAAGCCTGGCAACCCCGCCGTTCAGGACTTCAAGAAGGCCGAATGGTACATCCATAAGGCGATTGAACTTATTGAAAACACCGAGAAAGATGAAAGTGGAAATTGAAATCAATGAATACCTCGACCAAGAAACAATGCAGCAATTGGCCGAGGATGCCTTTCGTGATGCCGTCAAGCGGGTACTTTCACGCGAGAGCGAGGTTGAGCGCATCCTGACAAATATCTCCTACGGCATTGTTCAGCAAGCCGTAAACGAGGTTGTACCCAGGTACAAAGACATCCTCGTTGAGAAAGTCCGCAAGCAGTTGGATGACTTTCATCCCTCTTTCTACATATTCCGCGTAAAGGATGCCTGGGAGAAAGAGAACGGCGCTGGTACTGACATCGTGAACGCGGAAGTTCGGGCCGAGAAAGACAAGATAGTCCAAAAGGTCAAGGACGCGATTGATTCCTTTGATGCCCGTGCGCTGGTGGCCGATGTATTCCGTTCCGAGATTGAGGATGCCGCCGAGAAACTTGGAACGCTATCGGACAGGCTTTACTATTTGGCCGCAGAGAAGGAGGATAGGAAATGAAAATACGCATTGCAAAGAAAATCCTCCTTTCGCGGTTCTACTACCGTAAACATAAGGCAATGAGGCCAGATTACTACGATGAAAAGCGTGGATGCTGGGTTAGCCCTTCCTTCCACGATATTCCCGAAGTAAAAAGAGCTTGGAGAAGATATATGAAATGGCTTAAACATGGAAGAAATGAATAGGATTCAACTTTACGAAAAGGCCGTCCGCACCTTCGGCATCAACGCCCAAATGGATATGGTGATTGAGGAATGTTCCGAGCTTATCAACGCCATTTGCAAGTACCGCCGCGGACGAGTAAAAGAGGAAGATGTCATAACCGAGATCGCCGATGTGCAGATAATGTGCGAACAGCTTGCACATTGGTTCGGCGATGTGAATGTTGAGGCCGAGAAAGAGTACAAACTCAAACGCCTTTGTGAACGGCTGAAAGCCCACAAGGAAAAGAACCGCCTAAAAGACGCAGAACTATGAAGCCGGAAACAAAACAACTTCTCTACAAGGTACAGGACGCTTGCAAGAGCCTCCGCTGCGAAATAGATGTCTATATGTTCAACCGGGACGATACGCTCCCAGAGGAAGATGCCGAATATCTCCGCAAGGTGTATAAGCGCATCTGCTCCGTTCAAGACTTGCTATGACAACCAATGAACTTGTAAGCACCTATGTTCGTCACATGGCCGCAGACGGAGCCAGCTATGGAAGCAACCGGGCCGACCCGATCCTCCCGTTCCTTCTCGGTGACATCTGCTACCAGACCTATCTGCAAGTCACAAAGCGCTTTCCTCTCGTTCATCAGATGAAGCGCCTTGATTCGCTATGGAAGGCGGCGTATAGTCGGTTCAACAAGCCGTTCTTCGCCGCCTATCCACGCGATGTGCAGGCCGATGTGACCGACCTTATGGACTCGCTGACCGATGCGCTGGCGAATGACCTTGTGATCCTGCGCTCTATGATTATGAACATCATAGATGACCTCTCGTTCGCCGAAAAGCAGAACGAGGCAGACCTCCTGATGTGCTATATCCTTGCCGAGTTTGCCCAGACCGCCTGGGGGAACATCTACAAAGTGCAAAGGGTGACGCGCATAGCCTCTCACAAAGAACCCCACCGCAACCTTGACCTGGAGCAGATCAAAACACTCTCCTTCAAAATGGCGTGGGGCTATTTCCAGCCTCTTGCGAAAGGCAATATCCGCCTATCCGAAGTGAAGGCGGACGGCATCTTTCAGCAAATGGCAAACCACATCTACAAATGGATTGACGAAAACTAACACATTATGACACAAATTGCTATTATTCTTTTCTTCGGCGCGGCTGTATTTGCCTTCCTTGCCGCAACGGAACTTTACCGCGCTAAACGCGCTATGCACTTCATTACCTCCGAACTCGCAGAGAAAGAGGTTCACCTCAACGAAACGAGCAAGCGACTTGACGCATATCGTGAGGAATTGATTAACAAGGAAGCCAAGCTCAATATGGACGCAGCAACGCCCGTCCGAGCCTCATACTTCACATCGGAATCCGACCTTATCAAATACTCGGATGACAAGAAGTTGGAGAAGGCGATTAAGAAAGCCCTCTGTGTCCAGCTTGCAGACTCCATTATGAAGGTTGCTATCCCTCGCAAGATTCGCCTTGATGACGGACGCGAAATGTATGTTATGAATTACCGCATAAAGGAGGAAGCATGAAAGTAGAATTGGAAACCCGATTCAACCCAGGCGATATTGTGTGGCGTAAGAACCTCGTCACAAACGAGGCATCGCAGGTCACCATATCGCGCCTTGATGTGTATTTCTTTGCGGAGGACGGAAAGCAGAGTTACTGCGTGATGTACCATGTTGCGGACGATACTCCTATGTGTAACTTACCAGACAGAGTTAGCGCCAATCAAGCCTTTGCCACAAAGGAAGAAGCGGACGCTTGCCCGCCCTATGACCCCAACAACCCATGATAGCAACAAACATTGAGCAAGCACAAATGCTTATGAACGCCGGAGTTCAAGGGGAATCTTCCGATATGATTTGGTGCAGAATTGAACTCTATGATCGTTCCATTTCCGTAGAGGTGATGCCCAGGCAAAAGGTTGTTCCGCCCGAAGCAGTCATAAGCCCCGCGTGGTCTTTGGGGAAACTATGGGACATCATTCATAGGCTGGATAAGACCTATATCTTTGAAACCCAAATGAGTTCCGAGGAACTGATTGAACACCTTGTGACGCTCATTTGCATCCGCTTTGAAAACCGATGAACGAAAT